ATGATTTTATTTATGGGTTTTCTTACAATCTTTTCAACGATCGGCTTTATAGTTGGATTGATATTTTTAGTTTTTCGCAAAACAAGAAAAAAAGCTTATTGGCTAGTTCCTTCAACCTTGATACTCGCGATTATCGGTTTTTCTTTTATGTCTAAACCAGTTGAAGAGCTAGGTGAAAGGGAAGAACAACCCATTTCATCAGCAAATATCGAGCCAATGGATTCTGATGCTCAAGAAGATAGCGATGAAGATGATTCTACCTTGATTGAAGATGGTAATGAAGATGACTCTACCGTGGTTCATGAGTTAAATTGGTCAGAAAAGAAAAATGACACCACATTTAAAATTGATCGTGTTGGGATCGTTAAAGACGAAATGGAATCTGGTGCTGAAGGGGCTATAGCTGTACACTTTGTTATTGACAATGGAAGCAAAAAGGATATTTCAACTTTTCCAAACCAAGGCACACTACTTACCAATACTAAGGAACAAATAGATGCCAGTTTGTCGCTCAGTGAAGATATAGGCGGAGAAATTATGTCAGGGGCAAAAAAAGAGGGATATGTCCTTTATCCAATAAAGAAATTAAATGATCCCAATGATATCAAATCAATCAGAGTTAAGTGGGATTTTTGGCCGGACAAAGATGTTACTACAAACGTTCAAGATTTTGATATTAGTCTAACCTGGTGAGAAATAAAACTCCCCCTTCCAAATAGAAGGGGGTTCAATTATATTTTAAGCGCTTCGGCTTTGCTTTTGTCTTCAGCTGTAAATCCCATAGCAAGGGACAACTTACTTAAACCATTTTTCCATATTGTCCAGACACATACCGCCGTTTGCCGCCGTGGATGACTTCCCAATAGCCTTTAGAGTTGTTTGAACCTTTAACAGAACCTGAGATGTTAATTGTCTTGCCGAGACCAATTGAATCCACATTCTTGGCGTTTTTACGGTCTGGTTTGTCCATAATAATGGCTGCACTTTTAACACCAACAATTTTAATTTTGCCTACAGACTTAATTATCCCGCTAGTCTTGTTTGAAGATTTAGCAGGAGCAGATTTTGAAGGGGTTTTCCCTAACTCTGCATCGCTCTTGATATATCTTACGTTAACGTAACCGCTGTATGTGGCTCCTTTAGAATTGGTATATTTAATGTACCCCCAACCATTTTGAGTCGATCCTTTTTTATATTGAACAGCCGAACCTTTAGGAAGAGCAAGCACAATAGACGAGTTGGCATTGCGTTGAGTTCTCACATTAAGGCTGTCAGCAACAACTGTATTTTTAATATAAGATTCTTTTGTTTTATCAACAGGAGAATTTACCGTTTTAGACGGGGCGTCGCTGATACCTGCTTTAAAGGAGTCCCATCGATCAAGCAGCTTGCGCGGACAATACTTGCCGGACCAGTGCTGGTGAGGGACCACGTTTGCAAGGGAAATGCCCTGCTCCTTCATGAGCTTTTTGATCAGCCATTGAGCATTCGCCACGGCTTTCTCAAAATCCCCATCACTATTCTCACAAATTTCAATGCCGATAGATTTCCGGTTCCCGGTTCCGCGGTTTCCGTCTCCCGCGTGCCAGCCGTTTTCATTCAATGGCAGATGCTGATAAATCTCTTTGTCGTCTACTGTAAAGTGCCAGCTGGTGGGTGTTTCCGGATTTTTCTCATAACGGGCATGCATGGCTGCGTTTGCCCCTCTTGCCGTGTTCGCCGTGTTGTGTACTGTGATGTACGCCGGGTTCATTGCATATCCCGGTCTGTTATTGTGTCCCACTGGAATAAAGTCTTTTGTGATTTTCACCATGTTTCATCGTCTCCTTATTTTTAATAGTGAAAGAAGGCTGCCAAACGGCAACCTCCTCATTTTGTTAGATTGTGCTGTTTTAAAATGGCTCTTTGCTTATGGCCTTTCTCAGTCACATAGTTGTTCTTGAACCAGGCTGCGGCAGTTGTACCGATTGCAAAGAGCAAAGAACCGGCAGTGTAAAGAGCGTCAGCAAGCTGATTCACCTGACCCTCTGTAATATCCAAAGGTGATTTGCCAAACATCAGCATAGTTTGGTTGATAAGTGCAATTAAAAGAAGCACCGTCCGGACGACCGTACCTTTGTCATAGTTTTTCATATTGTGTAATCCCCCTATTGTACTTTGCTTTCAATTTTGTCGAGCTTCTCAATTACAACATCATACTTTTCACTGAACTTCCCTAAGACTTCATTTTGGGAGTCAATTTGATCATAAAGCTTTGATTCCCTTTCCTTGCTTGTTTTCATTACATAGAAAAGGAGCCAGCAAAACAACACAGCAAATGGCCCCTGAGTGATTAAATACTGTGTAATATCCATTTCCATAAAGCCTCACCTCCTTCAGGGCAAAATAAAAAACACCTCTCCGGGTGTTGATCAGTTTGCGGCACCGCCTAAATCCACACTGACAGGCTGTTTTGTCATCGGATAGGTCAAGCCGGTTATTTGTTTATATTGATCTTCTGTAATTCTTCCCCACTCAACAAAACGGGCCACGTCCGCATTACTGTAATACTGCGGGCCCCATCCGTAGATGGTTTTAACGCTTTTAAACCAATCCATCATACCCCTTTCCCTCCCTCCGCCAGCATTAGATAAAGATTGGCAATCATTTGCGCTTGTGACTCGGCAAGGCTTTGCGCTTCCGCAAGTTGTTCTGTAATGGCCGCGTTCTGAGCTTTCAATTCATCAACGGTAAAAGGCACCCGCCCGCTTTCAATTTGCTTTTCCAGGGCTTTTTTCTCTTCCTGGGTGGCCGCCTCCGTCCATGTCTTCTCAGCGGGATGATACATCGCCTTTATGAAAGACGGAGGTTGGACGGTTGTACAATTCTCAGGGATTGTGTAGTTTCCTTCTTCATCTGGCTCAACCGGAACGGGTTTAGTCAAAATGAAATTTTCATCGTATTCATAAACCTGAATCATGCTGTTCCTCCTTCCTGAAAGCCCACGACCACATCCAGATAGTAGCCTCCGCCCATCTTACTTGAGTCCGCCGGGTCCGGATATTTTATTTTTAAATCCCCATTGTCATAAATGATTAAATTGGCTGTGCCGCCTGTACCACTTAACGGCACTGTTATAACGGAACCGCCAGCAGGTGCGTATTCCGCGGGGATGGAGCCGAATATAATTTCGGCGTCTGTTTTCACATGCCCCCGTAAGATTAAAAACGCCCCCCACTTTGCGTACATCGGTGTCCGCGTCCCTGCGGCGGCTCCATTCTTCAGCATGATGTTGGCATAGGTGGCAGCTCCGTTCCATGTCTTCCGTTCAGCTTTAGAAATATGCCGTTCTTGGTTGTAATTATGGGCCGTGAACTGACGTAATAATTCTTCCAGTTCATCTTTAAAACCCGCTGTGAATAACTTTGATAATTCTTCCAATGTATCTTTGAAAGGTTTGGTAACATGAATGTCCGTATTATTGGCGTGAGTGTTTACCTTCTCTTGCGCCCCGCTTTCTGTTTCTTTACTGTCCCAAGCTTCCCGATCAGCTGCAGAAACATGTATATCTTGATCGTTCGCATGAGCGTCTACTTTCTTTTTCGCGCCGGAGGGAGTTTCCTTGGCATCCCAAGCCTTCCGATCAACTGCAGAAACATGCTTTTCTTGATCGTTCGCATGTTCATCCGTGTAATCCTTGGCGTTTCCCTCTGCAGCATCCGCTTTTTTCTGTGCGCCCTCTTTCGTTTCAATGGCTTTCAGATCGGCAAATTTCTTCTGTAATTCCTCGACAGTCTGGCTGATTTCTTCGACAATGTGGTTTACCCCGTCTCTCAGCGTTTCAAAATCGTCAATGTAATAGTCAGCTGTTGGAATGATGTTCTGATCTTCTAGCGTTTTGGCGATAGAGAAGGTAAAAAATGAAGTCGCCAGCGCCTGCCCGTTTGAATAGTAAAGTTTGATTTCAGCCTTTACCGTTCCATAGTGCTTAAGCTCTTCATCTGAAAGCATATATTCCGCATTTCCGTTCACCTTGTCGGTGATAGCAAGGCTCTTTTTGTAAAATGACCCATCTTCATAAAATAGAACGATTTTCGCGTCTACAGCAGACAGGGGCAACGGCGTGCCATCCTTTGTAAAAGAAAAAGACAGCTTCGCGCTGCCCGTGTCCTGCGTCATGAATTGGATGTTCGTGGTTCGCCCGTTTGTCCGGTTCGCATTGATGTCAAATGCGACGCCCCCCGTTTTGTACATTCCTTTTCCTCCTTAGTGCTGCGGCGTAACAATCATTTGAGCTACACCGTATCCTTTTTCCGCATCATACGGAGACTTGATTCTCATAACAGTTCCATAGCCTCCGCTTTCCGCTTTAGTCGCGATTCCGCCAATTGCTGATACGCTATCCCCTACGGCCACTGTTTCGTCAATCCTGACAAAGACTTGACCGATCAGGCCAATGACATGCCATTCGTCCCGAGAGTCACGCGGTACATATTCGAGAGAAGGGTCGTAGTCTGGATTAAGTTTGGGAACACGGATTTCTTCGCCGCCGCGGAAAACTGTCTCGTAGACCAACCCGCCGAATTCATTTCTTTCGTACTGCTCGTTCCAATAGAACGCAGCACCGCCGAGCACCACGCCCGCAGTTTCCGAAACAACTCCGAGAATCTTGTCCTCTTTTTCCGCTTTTCGAATCTTTTCGCCTTCTAGTGCAACGAGATAACTAGAATCAATTTTCTTGCCGTCAGCAGACTCAAAATACTCAGCGAAGTCTTTGAAATCTGAGACGCTCTCCACTCGTCCTGTGCCGCGAATATGGCCGGCAGTCGAATCGAGTTCCCATCTCGTATTTTTTGTTGAGGCACTTCCAGTCCCATAACCGCCCCTAACGCTGTATCCGTTATCGTTGATAACCCCCTGAGCTGCAAGAATAGCCCTTGAGTTGCCGTCACCTTTTGTGTGGCAGTTATTGACGGCTATTAGCGCTTGACGCGACCCCTCAGTTGTTGAGCCGCCCCGGACACCCAGCAGAACATTGGCCGGGCCTTTTGCGATGTTGTCACCTGTACTGCCTAAAATGGCACTCGCTTCATGCAGTGCAGATCCGGAAGTGTTACCGCCCATAAAGCCGCCTTTTACTCTTATCGGGATAGTGCTGTACTCTCTCCCGGCCAATTGAGCAGATATCTTATACCCGGCTGCTTCTACACCTACAATGGTTGTTTGATTATTCGGCGAACCAATTCCGACGGTTCCGTTTTTACCTATAATCGTTCCATTCATAATGCTTGAATGATAAACCCCGCCACCTAAACCGAAAGCTGCAGGAGCCGAGTTGTAAATATCAAAATTTGAGATCTTCACGTAATCAGCTTTTTGTGGGCCTCCGTACACTCGAATATCATGAGAAGCCTTTCTGAACCCTCTCATTTTAATTCCGTTTACGGTGATATTTCTGCAGCGATACTGAAAGGCTATCACCGGACTGTTTTTATAATCGTAATTGGGATTTCCGATTGCGGTAAAATTGACAATCTGCACGTTCTTGTATGCGGATACAACAAGAGCGCGCGGGGTAATTCCCTCATACAAATCATTAAAAACCGGTTCTATTGCGGTGCAGTCCGTTAACGTCACATCATAAGCTGTGGTACTCTCAGGATCATCTGCTTTATGGTGGCCGATATGCCGCAAATCATAAGCCCGCACGTCCCGATATGAAACGTGTCCGAGGATATGAACATTTTGGGAAGCCGGCCATTCGGTATGCGCCTTAACTTCAACGCCTCGGATGTTCCCTTCTGTATAGTTGTTGAGCAGCCACACATGCTTAGAACCGTCGTCAATTTCAATACCGTTAGAATTAGCCTTTCCCGCGGCATGTGCGATGCCTGTCGGGTTTGTGCAATGGCAGTTTGATATGAAAATGTATTCACTGTAATGAGTTGTTATCCCGTCATCCCCATATCCTGAGTTAACGCAGCCGTCAATCCAAACATATTTGCAGCCGTCTTTTGTATACTCGGTATCTGGCAGATGGTCATACTGTGGCGCTGTTATATCAATGCCATGAAGTGCCGGGTTAATGTTTTCTATATTTTTAATCCAGATGAACTTTGAATTCGCAAAGGCAACGCATGTGGAATGCTGCCCGCCTGTCGCCCTTAAACCACCCTGCCGCTCTTGATTCCAGTCTGTTGAAAATCCTTCAATGTGAATGTTTCGATTCCCTTTTTCATAGTCCACATTCGTAATAACCCATTCTGAGGCCGGTGTCTCATCATTCAAAATCAAGAATGTAACGCCGATTCCCTGGCCGACCAGACGAACCCAGGAAGGGATTTTTAAGCCTTTCACGACGTAAATGCCAGCTGACATAACGACCTGCACCTTACCGGTCCCGAATGCCTTCTTAAAAGCTTCCGTGCTGTCTGTTTTTCCGGTTGGGTCAGCTCCGAAGTCATCAACGCTTACAACGCGTTTGATTTTCCTGTCAAGCTTGCTGAATTCCCTATCAAGCCTGTCTTTCAATGTTGCGGCAATTTCCCCATCCGTCGTTACGCGGGAATCCACGACTTCTTTTACATCTTTGCCGTCGTGATTCAGTACAAGGTTAGTAAATCGCGCAAACAGATTTTTCAAACGGTTTTCGACGGTGTACCCATCATGTGTAATCTGTGAAGAATCATGAACGGCAATTCCTGCTCGGTGCCTTTTAAGATCATCATCAATTTTATTTATTCCATTTTCTATAGTTTCCATGTCATCTCTTATTTGAGATGTATACCGGGCATTTCGGGTGGTATCATAGTCTTTGGTAAGCCTGACCAATTCAGAACACTCCTTTCAACTAAAACGAAAAGCACCCCAATAGAGGTGCTTTAAATCATCATTCTTAATTTCTGAACATAACGTTTTTGATCTTTCAATCGTTTTTCTTGCTCCATGCGGATATCCTGGATATCTTTACGGAAATTAGCAAAGTTCAATGTTGGCTTTGCGTATGGATTTAAGGGCTTGTATTGAATGGAAAGCAGTCGGACATCGTCTTCATAAGTCACACCGCATGCTGTATCAGCCAATACGTGAAGTGTGTCTCCTTTCCAAAAATCATCTTGTATGTCAAGAAGCTTCGGCTCATAGATGTATTCATAATCTACTTCTATCTCCATTTTCGGATAAGGATTCACGTATTTTTTAAGCGCCGTCATCATGCTGGATTCTTTTTTATAACGCTCGTCGCGCAACGGTTCCGCCCACCTCGGCATGCCATCAAGCAGGAACTTATTTTCGTCAGGGTGCTTGTAAAGGACCGGCTCAAAGACGTACTCCGTTTTTTTGCTATCGGTGCTGCTGTTTTCCTTAATCGCTCCGTATCCCCGCGCCCGGGTAGAGCAGCCTTCTGTCGATGTTTTAATTTTAATACCGGGCATATTATAACGAGAGTCGAGAGTGTGATTGATACGCTTTCCCATCTTTTTATAGATGTAAATCTTGTAATTATCTACATCCAGTTCTAAACCGTAGTCTTCCACAATTTCGCTTATCAGCTCATTCGCAAACTTGTCACCAAAATTCTCCTGCTCTACACTTTCAAATTCACTTTCCTTGTCTTTGAAAATATAAGAGAATTTCGTCCCCTTTAATGTGAAATCAAGCATTTTTCGTACAGTCAGTGTACCGCTGATCGTCTCTTCCACATAATGGTTATTCGAAACGGCAACGAAAACATGGCTTGCAGAAACTTTCTTGCTGAGTGTCTTTTCCTGATCGACTTCGATCATCGTGATAAAGTATTTTTGATGGTTAAATTTCTTTTCATCCAGGTAAAGAATATTGTCATTTATAAGTAAGTCATATTCAATGCCATTATCAGCAGTTCGAGTGATCGTAAACTCAATATCTTTTTTTCCGGTGGTGTCATCTAGCAGATCCGGATCGGCACCAATGACTTCGACAACTTGATTTCCGTCTTGACTGGAAACATGCAGTTGAGGGAAATAAACGTCTTTTGGTAAGTTTTGATTCAGCGTAATGTCTTTACCGTTATATTCCTTACTTGGTATGTCCGGCTCAGGATCTGGTGTGCTCGGATTACTCGGTTTGTCTGGTACTCCCTCGGTTTTATCATATTTCGTTAATTTATAGGTGAAAATGAGGCTGTTCAATTTTGTTGCGTAATTTGGATCGGTAGCATACCCGGCTTTGACGAGAGCCGCAGTTGCTTTCTGATAATCTGTTTCCCCGACGACAGCTTTATAATGGTTTTTGTCCCAGCTAAGGCCATTCAAGTACAGGTTTGCTAGGTCTTGTATAGATTCTTTCCATGAAGGGTACTTCCTGAATTTAGCCGGAACTTGTACGTTTTCTCCGTTGATAACTTCCCATGTTTGCATAATGACATACTGGCCGTTGTATTCGCCCTTCATACCGAAAAGGTTATGTCCTTTTGTCGCCAATTCACTTGTGCCCCACGCGCTTTCTAAGCATCCTTGCGCAATGATCAATGATGCGAGAATACGGTGCTTTTTATATATTTGCTGGGCATCGCCGGCAATCTCTTTAATAAAATCTGTATTCGCCATATAAACCGCCTGCCTTACAAGTAATAGAACCGGGTGTCAAATTCTATGACAAAATCATCAGTATTCTGAACTTCAAACTCATTCCAGCCAATTTCGAGATTCGGCAGACGTCCAGATGTTTTTATTGGTTTTTTATTGAGCAGCGCGTACTGCTTTAAAAATGATACCTGCTGTGACTTCTTCAACTCCTGTTCAATCGTTAATTTTTCGCCATTGGTATGATTGATTAGTGTTACATTCTTCCCCTTGGCGTTCAATAGGACGTTATACGCATGATCAAGAGGATTGATTTGGACGTCTCCAGAATTAAAGACCGAGAAACGTTTCTGATTCTTAAAATAATAGGCCAGGTTGTCATCTGATTGCAGGTTCATACCGATGTTCCAGTTCTCTCCTGACTGAGTCTGCGCTGTTTTGGTTGAATGTTTAGATTCTGCCATCCCGGTAATATTGGTAAACTCGACTGAAAAAACAGCATGTGTTTTCTCCTTTTCTTTGGGAATGCTGAAATTCCCATCACACGTGACAAGGAAACGGCGATTCGGCCATAAGTCAGTAGAAATATAATAGGCAAATGGCTTCACCAATAAAGCATAGAGCTGATGCCTAAGCATGTAAAAATTATTGTGAATTTTTGAATTCAAATATATTTCTACAGTGACCTTCCTTGATGAATAGGTCACGTCACGAGGGTGCTGTGCTGAGATAACACCATGTCGCCGCGGGATCGTGATCGTTTCCCGATTGATAATCGGCGCTTCCGCCAAAAAACTCAACACTTCAAATTGGGGGAGCAAGCTGTCAAGGCTCTGCTCCCCCAATCCGTTATCAAAATCCAAAAATAGTTTTACCAAGCCGGCTTGCCCCCGTTTCTATATTGTTTTCTTCTATATCGGTCAGCACTCGTTTGGTCTACTCGAGCACCGTCAATATAGGTGTTGTTATCTTTTAAGACCAGCTGTTGCAGTAGCTGAATGTTCTGCTGGAGAGCGTCGATTTGCTGCCCCATCATGTTGATTTGCCTTTCTTGGTTCTCCACGACCCGAGTTATATCAACATTGACGCTTCTATCATTTTCAGGCTGTGCTACGGATGCTTTTTGAAGCAATAGTAAAGCCTTCGAGATCATCCCTTCCTGCAGAGAAGGCAGGACGCCAAGCTCACGCCCAACCCGCGCCCACAATCCGATGTTCCTTTCGCGGTATGCCGGATCTTTCGTAATGGTGGTTTCATCGTACCCTCGTTCGTTGAGGACGGCGAGCTTGGAGCCGCCGCGCCCCGGAGAAGTACCGCCCTTTGCATACCCTACGTATGGGCCGCCGCGGGCCATTGATTTCAAGCCGGGATGATTTGATATGTCTCCATATCGCCCTTTGATGTAATTAATAGCAGCCAAAACGCTATCTACGGGATTCAAAATGTTGTTGTGACCCGGAAATGCATTTGAGGCAAACGTACTTGGAATCGTCTGCATTAGTCCCTGTGAAGGATTACCTGCCTTCCAGTTAGAGTCCCACCTGTTGACGACATTTGGATTCCCTCCGGACTCTTTCATGGCAATCGTGATCAAGCCGGGAATCCATGAAAACGGAACACCAGCAATGCCGACGGCTTCTGTTACCCATTTTTGTACCTGGGCAGATCCGGTTGCGCCTTTATAAGCATCGGCCGTAAAAAATCCCCCATCCGGCAAGACCCCTTTTAAGAATTGAAGGGCACCGCTTTTTAGCGTTTTGAGAATACCAGTCCCTAATCCATCTATGCCGGTTCCTGTTTTAAATGGGATCATACCTTTGAATATGCTGCTGATTATCTTTTTCGGCCCTTTCATCATCATTTCCATAGCGTTAGAAGCGACATCCTTCGTTTTGCCAATGACATTCTTGCCGACAGAGACAGCGTCTTTTACCAGCTTTTTTTGATCCCTCAAACGCATTTTTGAAGAAGTTTCCGACCCCATTTGCATAACCGGGAAGCCCTGTGGCAGCTGCTTCTTTCGACTGAGCGTGCGGAAGAACAGACGTACCACGCGGAAGATCCCACACTTGCGGGCCGCCCATTCCGACAATGTAAGTGCCGATACCGGGCGTGTGAGCAAGCTCCCATCCTTCCTCACCGACTAATGCCCGGCCACCGGGGTGGAAGTCTGTTCCTTTGGCATAGGCTAACCCCGGCGCAATTTGCATCGTGGAAGACTGGCGACTGTCGTAACCTGCCGGCTTCCACTGGGGAATTGTAGGAATGTGCATAAATTCCAAAACTGTATTTATGCCATCAGTTATAGCGTTTACTTTGGTTGCCAAATCTACTTTTAACTGATCCCAGACACCCAGCACTTCACCTTTTTCCCAATCAACTTGACTGATATGGCCTTCAGCTTGCTTTTTCGCTTCCCTTACGACACCTTTATGAGTTTCCTCTGCTTCATTAATTGTCTTTTTCGCCTGGCTCTTTGCGTTTTTAACAGTTTTATCGTGTTCTTTCTTAGAAATTGAACCTTTCACATAATACTGTTCATCAGCGGCATCAATAACAGCATCACGTTGTTTCTTAGCTGCTTTAATCGTTTTCTCTTTTGCATTGTTACTGTCTTTTACTACGGCCGCCGCTTGTTTAGCAGACAGATTAGACGTTTCTTCTTTTAATTTTTTCGAGATTTTGGTTTGCTCGTCTTTGCTGCGTGAAAGTGCGGTCTCCATTTCAGAGAGCATTGCAATTTGGATTTTTGCTATTTCTTTATTCTCTTTTTCCGTGGTTTTTCGATTTTCGCGGGCGGCAGTCTTATAAATTTCATCTACTCGATCAACATACTTTTGGATCTTCTTTTGTTTTTTCTCGTTATAAGCATCAATTTTGCCAATGATTTTATTTTCTTCTTTATCAGACATTCCGTTATTAGAAGCATAAAATTCTTTCAGCACTTTAGTTGCATTGGTCGCGCTGGTTTTGTATCCATTTTTCAAAAAATCTCCCATGTCTTTAAAGCGCTTTGACATGTCATCTGCGATGTCGTTCGTGATGGTAGCATTGGTCGCACGGAGAGTGTTCAGCTTGGCTGTAACCTCAATGTTCATGTCTTCATAGGCGTTGACGGCTTTTGCTGTGGATTTTGATACACCGTCTCCAAAATCAATTGTCGCCGGAAGCACTCGTTTCTTTAAATTGTCATAATACTTAAATCCGGCATCAGCTAAGAGAGTCACACCCGTAATGAGTGCGCCGACTGGTCCGCCTAACAATCCAAGTCCACCACGTAAAAGACCGACAACAGCAGTGCCTTTTTTAAGTATGTTAAACAGGCCGAAACCGCTTTTAGCGAGCTGCATAAATCCGCCCGCCCCTCTTACGGCACTTAAACCAGTCTTAATAATTCCAGCGCCGAACTTTAACAGTTCAGGAGCAAAAGTAAGAACGAGGCCGGCAATTGTCCCGATTGGGCCGCCGAATAGAGTAAGCCCAGTACCGGCCACCCGGGATGCGCCGCCAAGCCCTCGTATCGCTTTCGAGCTTCTATTTGTTGATTGCTCCAGTCGGCTCACTCGTGTCGCTGCCACGGCGTTTGTTTGGTTGAGCCTTTCCATTCGGGTGGTTGCTACCGTTGCCGCAGTGGAAGTTGTCGCAATACCAGCTGCCGCTGTTCGGGATGCAGCGCCTGCCGCAACGGCTTCAGTCGTATAAACGCCGAGACTTGCCGATGCCCGATTGACGTTACCGGTTAAATATCCCCCCGCCGTGCGGAGCATGTTCCATCCTGCTGCGATCCTCGGTAATGCCCCGATTAACAGCAAGGCAGCCCCGCAAAAAAGAGAAAATACTGTTACAGCTCCGGCCGTAATAGCAATAGTGCTTGCGACGGAGTTCGGTAAGGCGTCGAACCACGTTACTAATGAAGTCAGACCGTCAGTAGTAGCTCTGATGATCGGTATAAACTGATTTCCCATGGTGATGACGGCGTTGTTTGTTGCAGATTTCAGATATTCTACAGATCCGGCCAGGTTGTCCATCTGCGTGTCAGCCACTTTTTCGGCAATACCGCCGCTGTTTTCTATTTCCTTTGTGAATTCTTCCAGCTTATCTTTACCTGCATGCATGAGCGTGATAAATCCAGATATAGCGTGTTGTCCGGCAAGCTGTTTAGCGATCCGGATCTGTTCTGTTTCAGTATAATTTTTTGTTTTCTCTGTGATCTGCCCCATGATGTCGGCCAGCGGGCGCATCTTTCCGGTAGAGTCTGTCACTTTTAAACCTAATTCTTCAATAGCCGAAGCCGCAGGTTTAGGTGGAGCCGCTAAACGGGTAAGCGTCGAGCGAAGTGCTGTACCCGCCATGTCTGCCTTTATTCCGCTGTTTGCCAGAATGCCGGTTGCCGCGGCCAATTCTTCCATACTGAGACCTGCTGTTTTAGCAGCCGGAGCCGCATATTTCATCGTTTGGCCAATCTCCTGCAAAGTGGCATTGGAGTTCGTGAACGTATACGTCATTGCATCGGCAACACGGTTTGTGTCCTCTGCCTTAATATGAAATTCGGTTAAGATGTCAGAAACGATATCAGCCGTTACGCCGAGGTCGGTTTGTCCGGCGGCCGCCGTCGCAAGCAAGCCGGGCATAGCGCCGATAATTTGATTCGTCTTATAGCCGGCCATCGCTAAATACTGCATGCCTTCGGCTACTTGCCCATCCGTATACTGTGTGACGGCGCCAAGATGACGGGCTGTTTCTGTTAATGATGCCAATTGATCGTTCGTTGCGTTCGCCAAGGCGGCGACACGGCTCATATCTTTCTCGAAGCTCGCTGCGGCCTTAACGGTTGCACCGATCCCAAGCGCTCCGGCAGCACCAATTCCCGCTAATGCCTTTCCTGTGGCTGTTGCAGATTTATAAACAGCGTTCAGCTCTTCTGATACATCTTTTGAATCCTTTTTAAAAACAGAAAAAATGCCTGCAGCCCGACTGCTGCTGTCGGACATGGTCTGAAACTCTTTGCTGACTTTATTCAGCTCTTTGCCGAGATTCTCATGAACTGCAATAGCATCATTCAAACGCCGCGCCTGAATCTGTGTCTCTCGGTTGTCTTTTCCTTTTTGTCTGACCAGTTCTTCATACCGCTGACGGTGCTCCTGAACCAACCGGCCTTGAATCTTATACTTATTACTCAAGCCCTCCATCTGTGATTGCAGGAGCTTTGATTGATCGCCAGCATTTTTATAAATGCTTCCGGCTGCCTTCATTTCTGAATTTGCCAGACGCATCTGCCTTTTTAAGCCTTCAATGCCCCGGTTAAATCCTGTATCATCAAGACCGACCTTAACGACCATATTTCCTATTGGTTGAGCCATATGTATCCACCCCGCTTTCCTGGCAAAGATTCAACAAAAAAGACAGGCTATAAGCCCGTCTAAAAGAAGACATCTTCAAATTTCACTTCTTCTGGTTTATTGGTTTCGGTCAATATCTCTAAATAGTGATATATGTCCATCTCGTCAATTGCGCTCATACTCCACCCTTGTTGTAGGAGAGTGGCGTAAATTTCATTTATCTGCTCTATTCCGCGCTCGTAGGTGTATTCTTCTCCGTCTGTTCCGGCAAAAAATCCTGATCAGCAGCCTCAATTTCTTTATAGCCGGCAACTTCCGAGAGAATGCGGCTCACTTCTTTCGTAACTTCAAAAGATTCCAGCCCCTCAAATAATTGATCGTAAGTAAATTGATTCCGGAATACCCCTACGATAAATTGCAACTGTTTTTCAAGAATCTTGATGCTTTTCTCCAAATTTTCTGCTGTTTTTTCAGCTTCTGCGTTCAACCGTAATGCTTCAATAAGTGTTTTCGTATTTGTCCGAGGTGCAATAAATGTTTTCAATTTCTTTTCATCTTCGAACCATAGTTTGATTGAAATATGTTTTTGAGCCATGTCGACTCCTCCTTTTAATTGTTATAGAAATTAAAAAGGAAGCACTCTGCTTCCCTTTTTAAGCGCCAAGATCAGTACTTTTACTTGCTTTGGGTTCATCTTTAGATGAAGTGTAGGCGTTGCCGTATACCTTTTCATAAAACTTGTCTAAATCGAAATTAGGCGCGTCTTCATCTGCGATGATTTTATACACGTCATCCTGCTCTCTTTCAAGAAACTCCGCGGACAATTTAGAGGTCTGGAAGTCTATTTTTTCTTTTTTTGTACTCCAGTCATCATCCGGCAAAGTAAATCGACCTTGAACTAAGCCTACATGACGTTTTTTTCCGTTTGCTTTGACACCAAAGAAGGTAATCGCGATCCACGGCGGAGTAACGTTTTTCTTGAAAAGATATAGACCGTCTTTGGTTTCCTCTATCCCAAATAAATTGACAAGGTGTTCCGGCGGTACGTCTCGCATTTCTAAGTCGAGTTTCGTTGAGCCAGTCGAGACAGCTAAATCAGCTACTTTGTTATCTGCATACTGTTTTTCTGTAGATGAATCGGTTGCCATCTTTGCGTTAATAGCATGTGGATAATCAATGATCTTGCTGGCGATCCACAAGCCTTCTTTTTTGATTAATGGTGAATACTTAACGCCTTCCAATCCCACCATAGAACTGTATTCGGGCATGATAAAACCTCCAATTATAATAAAATATTGGCCTCGAACCGATAACCTTTTCGAATGAGGCGCTCAGATTGTAAAAACTCATTAATAGGACCATAAGTCTGGAAATCAAAAGTTCCCATTACATCAACGACAGCAGCCATTACGGATTCACAAGACTGATTGTGGTACACATCAATCTGATATAGCGTGCTGTCCTGAATAGGCTTACCGTCTGCCCATTTGGTTGTTCGATAATCTAATTCTTGTACGACAATATAAGGCGGCTGGCTTTTTATCCCTTCCGGCACTGCCAATTCATAGATATTGCCGGGATCAACCAATGATAAAAGCGCCGGATGGGCTTCCAGCGCTTCAAATAAACTGTTTTTCAATTGTTCAGCTCGTTCGATAAGATTCACAGCTTGTATCCCGCCTTTATGACTTTTTCCATAGCATCAAGCATCTTGCCATTCGCCTTTACCATACTCCGGTGAATAAATGGATTGGCAGCTTGATGGAGCGTGCCGAATTCCGGCAAGTGAACACGGAATTTTGTATCTTTTGTAGGACCTACAACTGCGTATATCTCTCCGTCTTCGTCCCGCCTGATACGGCTGCCGACTATAATATCATCGTCAATGTGCGGATGACTTCCGCCAATGGAAGAGCGTGGAGCTTCCTCATTAATTTCCGCAGCCAAAACAGCCCCTCCGGCTTTCACTGCTGCTTTATGAATCTTCTCATCCTTACGGGCCAGATCAGCGAAAGTAGATTCAAGCTCTCTAAACCCTTTCAATTCCAATTCAAAGTTCATCGGCTCACCACATTCGCTTTAATCGTAATGAAATGCCGCCGCGAATAATTCGGCAAAATAGCCTCAATTTCATATGAATCGCCCTGAAAGACGATTCGCATATGTTCATTGATATCTTCCCGGTGCCGGATTGTAAATTGAACTGTTTTTTCTTTTTGTATGGCCGCTGCAGCATAATATTCCCGGCCTTTTAAGCCCTCCGCCTTTGCCCAGCATTCAATAACTGTTTCCCAGCTACCATTTCCCTCCACAGGGAGACGGCCGCCGGACTTCTTTTTTTGAAATTGAATGCGATACCGCATATCATTTAGCATTGGCCTTCACCTCTGGAACCGTGTATTTCAACTGATTGATCATCATAGTCAGCACTCCATCAAGATTGGATGTCGTGCCGGCAATCTCCCGGTTTTCATACCAATGCGTCACAAAAGCTTTTACACACATAGCTGCTCGTGCTGAGTTATTCGGAAATGTAAGGCCAGTAGCACCTGTTATATGTTCTTTTGCTGATGCGATAAAGTCTAGAATTAAATCATCCTCCAGATCGCCATCGACCCGGAGGAATTTTTTCACTTTCTCTAATTCTATTTTTTCAGCTTCTGTCATCTGGCATCACCTGCCTTTCATTCTGCAGGAGTGGTGGGTTTCAGTTCATCAATTTGTTTTTGCATACCGTCAAGTACAGCCTTTACTTCACTGTTCAGGTGCTCCAACATGATGCTACCAGTCCCAACATTTTTGCTGCGAACTGATTTTTCGCCCAGCATTTCATGTGCAATGCTCCCCTCTTCAATGACTGCCGGATCACCTTTTTCACCTTTCGGGCCTGGATCGCCGGGATCTCCCTTCTCGCCTTTTGGTCCTGGTTCACCCGGATCACCCTTTAGGCCTTTTACGTAGAGAGGATTTTCTTCGCTATTATCAGCAACCGAAATGTCAGTGATCGGCACTCCTTTACCGTTGTCCCTCGCAGAAGTTAATACACCGTTACTTTCGTTCAGAATATTATCTAATTTCGCCATGTCGATCAATCCTTTCAATTTTTATTTTTACTTTCCAAGATCAGCAGACTGTTCAGGCGTTTCTACCTTTGCGTCTTCCCCGACGACAAGATCAGTGACAATAACGGCTGCTTCCGGATCTACCACTTTTCCGTCAAATCGTTCAATGCCGCGGAAATATGTCTGATCCGTAAGAAAAGCGTCTCCGCCTACATCTGTAGATTTGATTTCGAATTTTTGACGGTCAAACATGAAATAGCCGCGCTTAAAATCACCAAATAGAATGTGCGTTTTCTGGGTTTTATCATCCGTAAGGATTTCGTCAAAGACTTCAACAGGACGGCCGAAGAGCAAAAAGTTGTCCTCGTTTCTCGGATCTTCTGCTAAAATGCCACGACCGTTTTTATCTTCAATATTAGCCAGCGTTTCAAAAGCCTCCGTATTCATCACCCAAACTGCGCTGCGGCGATAACCGCGGTTAATTTGGTTTTTAACCTTGCGTAGAAATTTAATCGTAATTACAGATGGCGCTTTAAGCGTTTTGTATTTTCCGCTGGTAATGATGCCTTCAACATTCGTCTCCCCGCCTTTTCCATAAAAGACTTCATCGTTTTCTGTTACGATGGCAGATTCAGAGAGCCAGTCTACAATCTCACGAACGAAGTTTACAAATGAATCATTTAATAGCTCGCTGGGAGCAGGCATAAATCCGGCGAATTTTTTGACGTTGTACCAGACTTGATCGAATTCCATGTTTTTCAATTCTTTAATTTGTTCTTTTTCGGCTGTATTATAGAGTTTTCCAGCTACACCCTTTCGAACTGTATAACTCCCCGACGGAGCTGTTTTAGGCACAACACGAACCAGATTACGAACAGAGTTTAGCTCCTGAATGGACTTCAAGATTTCTTTTGAAATGTCATCCGGTACAGTGTATCCCCCATCTTTATCACTTCCAGAAGACAACGAGCGATTTTCCTTCAGAACACGCTGCATCATGCTTCTTTCTTCTTCGCCAAGGTCATGGCTGCGTCCGGTCAGCACTTTAAACCAAGCATCCCGGTACTCATTTGTGGCTGTTAAGATGTCGCGCTGTTCCGGTTCCTCATCAGGTTTTCGTTCAAGTTCCGGTACAAAGTTTCGCTCTTCACCCAAAGCCGGCAGTTCCAAGCCGCGTTCTTCTGACATCAGTTCGATTTGTCTTTGCAGCGCCTTCGCTTCATCAAGCATGCTGCGGGCTTCTTCGGACTTTCCTTCATCCAAAAGATTGGATGCCTCTTGTTTTTTCTGTGTGAATTTTTGTCTTAATTCACGTTCTTTTTTTGTCATTGCTACTGTCATTCAGGTATCCTCCTTATATTTGAACATAAAAAATAGACCTACAATGTGAGGTCTAAAAGTTCAAGTTCCATTTTCAATTTTTCAATTGGGGCAGTCCTCATTTCTTTTAAAAGCTCCACTTTTTCTAAACTGCGTTCACCAATCACTGCCTCCGTATCGCTATAAGCGGGCGTCGTTACGAGAGAAATGTCAAAGATACGTTCGATATTATTGATACGGCGTTCATAAATGTCCTCTTCATCATTATGGCGCCATTCGTCCGGATCTCCTTGACTGTAATCCAAAGAGAAAACAAAGGAGCATTGATTGATGACTCCGCTTCTGATATTCTTCATTAAATCCTTTGCGTACGTCGTTTCTGTGGGGATAAAACGGAATTTCAGACCGATAGCGTCAATTTCCAGTTCAAGCCGCCCAGTTTCACCAGAAACCGTATTTCTCGCTAACGGATAATCTTGGCGGTGGTTAAAAAGCGCCACAACATTAGAAAAATCTGTAGAATCTAAAGCATTTCGGCTGATGATTTCTTTAAACCATCCTCCCAAGCGCTCTGACCACTTTTCGAACTTCAAGGCATACCCCTCTATATAATCCCTTTTCTCTTTTCCTTCATCATCGGCAGCCCTCATCTCAATCTTTGTCGTCAGGTGCCGTACTTCCTTGCTCATGTTTGCCATCACCTCCTTTACTTGAGCCAGCTTTGTGCATTTGATACTGCTCCAATGAATCAAGGAAGGTATAGTTAAGCGACACAAGGTGCCTATCACCGTGTTCAATCGCATTTTTCTCTTCCAGTGCACGAATTTCATTGATATTTAAGGCACCTATCCGTTCCATAATTTCGTAATACTCGGCCCTTGATTTTGCATCACCGCGCAGCTCGCTGTTTACATTGAATTTGATGTAAAATCCTTCATTTATTTCACCATCAGTAAAAAGCTTTGTGATGATTTCCTGTTCAAAGGATACCAGCCAAGGATGCAGCGTATTTTTCACATACTCAATGGACTGGTGCTCAATATTGTTGAAAGTAGCACGATCCAGTTCATTAATTTTGTGCAGAGGGACTTTATAGATAGACGCAATTTGTGCTTTGTTGAATTTCATCGACTCCACAAATTGTGCTTCTTGTAAAGGCATTGAAATTGATTCATAAGAAAGACCGGCATCAATAATTGCGATGTTGCGGCCCGCATTGACTTTTTCCCATTCATCTCTTGCCCGATTTTTTGCGTCTTCATCAATTAAGGTTGGGACTTTCAATATTCCCCGGGGAGTAGCATCATTTTTATACAATTTCGCATTAAATTTGGTTGCAGCAGACTGCGCACCGATATGTTCCCTTATAACGCCTATCGGACTTTTCCCGTTAATCCCGTCTTCTGTCATACCCTTGAAATGCAGGACCTCATCCGCATACAATTCAACACTTTTTGAATTAATGATCGTTTCATACCACAGTAGACCGTTGTTCGGATTTACATAGGCCTGTGTATTGGCCGGATTTAACGGTAATAAGGCTATGATTTTACCTGTTTTATCTACTTTGATATAAGAGTAGGCATTTCCCCAAAGACAGACGTGAATCATCATTAGCTTTTTCCATGTGAAAGCCGTCATGTAACGATTAGGCTTCAAATAGAGTAATTGAGCAACAGGATGTTTCATGCTGCTGATAATATCACCTTGGCGACTTTTGAACGTATGGACTGAAAGCTTAGCAATGTCATCAGACAATATATTCACACATGAATAGACATCAGGATGAATTAAGGCGGTTGATTCGCTCACACGTTCACCGCTGGCCGTCTTTGAGCCGCCGAACATATCAATGATCCAGTCAGGAGGGTTCGCAAGATTCCAAGTCTCTGATTCATTTGATCTTTTTGAAAACAGCCCTTCCAAAAACAATCAATCACCCCCTTTTTTTGCTAATTAACACCGCATAAAATATAAAAAAGACACCCGTCGTCAAAAGACCGATGTTTGTATGCAAGCGATATGCGGCGCACGCTATAAATGCTGCACCTGTGATAAAAAGAAAATCGTTTAACAGAAGCAGCATGAATGCGAATATTTTTTTCACGATTACACCGCCCTTAGAAAGAGAATGACGCTGATTTGATATATGAGTTCAGGTCTACTTCATTATCAGTTTGAGAAGCTCGTACATAAGCATTAATCAATGCGGCTACAGGATCAATCCGTTGTGTTGATTTGGATTTATCCAGCATGATATTCTCTTGAGCATCTACTTTGGTTACTGCGTTCCCCATCGCCCAAGTTAGCAGTGAATTTTTCGGATGAATGACTTTTTTTGATTTCACCTTAGCTCTGAAGCCTTTAGTCGGTTCTGATAGAGTAGCAACACCCTGACGAATTTCAATCATTACATACCCGTCCGCCTCCATCTGCTGAGCAAACTGCGTCGCATTGTATGGATCATATCCAATTTCTTTGATACGCCAGCCGTTTTCCTGCTCCATCTTTTTGATGTAAGCCCTGATGTAATCATAATCAACAACAGCGCCGTCAGTTGTCGTAAGCCATCCCCTATCTTTCCATGTGTCATACGGGACGTTGTCAGTTTTCATTCGCTCAAAAAAAGTATCCTCCGGCATAAAACCGTGGCTTTCCACAGCAACACGCCCATCATCCAGAGGAAAAACAAAAGATGCTGCAGTTAAGTCGATTGTTTTTGACAAGTCGATACCGACGTAACACTCCCTGTTTTTCAGATCCGGAATTTTATCAGAACCGCAGTCCGTCCAGGCCTGCATATCCATATAGCCGTTTTCCCGCATGTTTACCCAGATGTTCATGTTTTTGGTCATGAAATTTCTCATTTTTTCCGGGACAGCAAGCGCGACCTCCAATTCCCCACGTAAATAATTCAAACCGTGCTCATTGGCAGCGACAATCGGATTCGCTTTAATCCAGTTCTTTTCATCCTTGACGTCATCGCCTTTATCAAGCTCATTGACCATTACAAAATATTGCTCGTTCTGTTCGACCTTATTCGGGTCCAGTATGCGAGACACGTAGTCATATTCCACACGATAAGCAGGATTATTTAATTCAAAGCCGGCCGTCGTAATAATTAACATTAATGGCTGGGCGCGGGCGGCCATACCGGAAGCCAGGACATCATAAATTTCTGAGGTTTTATGGGCATGGTATTCGTCGATGATGCCGCATTGTGGGTTGAATCCGTCTCCGGTCTTCCCGGCATCTTTAGAAAGCGCCTCAATTTTCGACTGTGTTTTGGGATGCTCAATTTTCCCATAAGCAATCCGATATTTCTTTTCCGGCTTGTTCAAAAGGTCGCTTTGCATGATCTGCGCCTTAATTTCATTCCAGCAGATTTTTGCTTGTTCAGTTTTTGTAGCCCCAATGTATACCTCGGACATATACTCATCGTTGGCCATTGTCTCATAGGAACCAACACAGGCCAGGCTCTGGGTTTTGGTGTTTTTACGGCCGACCTGCCAATATACCTTTTTAAATCGGCGGTAGCCGGTATCCTTATGCACCCATCCGTACACATTACCAAAGATGAAAATTTGAATAGGTTCAGGAACAATATTTTCACCCTGTAATGGCCCTTTCGTATGTTTAAATTGTGTCATCCAGTAAAGGAACCGACGAGCTTTTTCGTCATCAAACACATATGGGAATTCCCTTGTGCCTTCCCTACTCACATCATTTAAAAAACGCTGGCAAGCCCATATGTGTTTTTCGCATGCCACAATCTCACCCGATATCACATCGCGCGAGTAATCAAGTAGAAACTGTTTGATTGTATTCATACATTTTTAAACTCCTTTTCTGCAGCTGTTTTCTCCCGTTCTTCCTGTGTACGAGTGATAGCAAGCTTAGCCCGGGCAGACGGAGTCAGGCCGAAGTCATTAGCAGCCGATTTCATCTGATCATAATAGTTTTTTTGCCGCTTTAATAAAGGATGTTCTTCCCCTATTAACTTGATAGGATTGCCCTCTTCATCCTCGCCTTCTGTATGAACCATAATCCCGTCTTCTTCAATCACTTTTGAAATAGAGATATACTGAGAGTAGGCATTGCAGTAGGCGGCCAACATGCTGATGTCCGCTTCCGTGATGATCTCGACCTCAGCCAGTAAAGCAGCAACTCGTTTGAATTCTTTTTTTCCGACTTTATCTAACCACGTTGGCGGTTTTATATTATCGGATCGCATTTTCATCTTTTTCTCGTGCTCAGCCCGGGCTGCCAGCTCTTCCGTATTCTTTTTATTTGGGTTGCCTTGTATCAATTGAAGCGTCGCGGATTTTGCAGGCCTCGGCATGTACTCACCTCATTTCATGTCAAAAAAGTTGCATTTTTCGCTTGTTTTTTTCGCCAATCGTGTTACGATGAAATCAACAACAAAACCAGTCGTACCAAGCCCTCTCGGCAAATTTGCTGAGGGGGCTTTCTGCTGTTTTCGGAACTTTGAAAAGCGGTGTTTGTTTGCAGAAGGGGGATCGCCGTTCTCCATTCGTTTCCCTTCCAGAGATTTGTTAGGGGGGGAGGGTCACTTGCCCTTACTGCCATGAGTCTTGTTATGACAGGCATTACACAAGCTTTCAAGGTTCTTTATATCCAATCGTTTCGACCAATCTTGCTTTACTTCCACTATATGATGCACCATGTCAGCCGGAGTGAAGCAATGTGCTTTCAAACAATGCTGACAGAGATAATTGTCTCGTATCAAAGCAAGTTGTCTTGTTCGTTTCCATTCAGTTGATTTATAAAAACTTGTTATTGTTTTGTTTCTTGAATGTTTATTGTAATGTTTTGTTTCTAGTTGTTGCTGTGTCTTGTGTGCGTCGCAGTACCGAACACGGGTGAGGCTGGGGCACCCAAGGGCGGCGCATATTCTTAGGGACTTAGACGGCATTTTTGATCCTCCTTCAATGTCAATTATTTTTTGTTCAACTTTTTACTTGTCTGCTCGATAAACGGATGCATAAGCAGAACAATACGCTCCTTTAAATTGAAATACACCATCAGAAGGCGCTCAGCCTTCTTATTTCTGGGTTTTGCTATACTGGATACTTCTGATGCGCTTTTTGATTTAAAACTTATTCAATTCCCTAAATAAAAAGCGCCCTCCCTGTTAGGAAAGCGCCTAATATAATTATACATGTCATATCCATTTATTCTTAACCGGATATAATTACCATTATTTTTTCCTATTTATTTTCCGGTTTTTTTTCGCTTGTTTCTTTTTGTTTTTCTTTTTATTTTGATTGGTTTTTATTTTAGGATTAATTCTTTTTTTCTCAGATGAAGGAAAGTAATGATTTAAAGGTCTAGACTCAATACCTTTATTTATATAACTAAACTTACGGGTTTGATAAACAATTTCAGCTAATCCTATACAAGACCTCATTAATTTAAAACATTCTTGAATAAACTCTGTTAAATATAAACTTTCTGCAGTACCTCTACTTACATCACCTGAAGGGTAATATTTCAACTTCTGTGTATCAACATTATAGATGTAACTTCTATGTGCTATTGCATTTCGTAATCGATTATCAACTTTTGAGACAAATATTTTATCAAAGCTTTCTTGACCATTTATAAATTCTAGCTTTCTCCCCTTTTTTTGCATTTTTTGATAATCCTTAATTTCTTGGATACTATCAATTACATTACTTTTCATTTCTTTAAAATTACCACGATGTTTTAAATTATTGTAAGCAATGACTAAATTTAAAATATCACTTATATCTTCAAAAGTGTCTGTATAAAAATCCTTGATATCTTCAAAATCAACCGTTGTCAATCCTAGTTGTTTTATTGATTCCTCTCTATGTTTTATGTCGGAATAAAAATCTAATCCAAAAATAGGAATAAACATATGGAATTTTTGGACAAACTTATCAAGGATATTGAATAATTTTTTCTCGTATGATCCTAAGGTATTCTCAAAATGTTGTGCAAGTAATAACAATTGTTTCGAGTTTGTATCTTTAAATTCGTTAAATATATGATCCGTTATTTTCTTGAAATATTCTCCCGCAAAAGTTTCGATAAACTGAGTATTTAAAAAATGGACTGCTCTCAACAATTCTAATTCGTTATCTGCCGGAAACGGTGTTCTATCTATTACATCATGAAGTTCTTTTCTCAAATATCCATGGCTCTCATTGAACCATAATTCATTAATCCGTTTAACTATAGGCCATTCATTATCAATTTTATAAAGAAATAAAAGGGTGCTTCGCTTGAACTGTTCTATATTCTCACCCATAACAAAAACACCATTTTTAAAAAAGGGACTGAAAAAATCACTCTTTGATTCAGTATATAAACGTATCTTTTCTGTTAAAAGCTCACCTGAAACTTCCACTATATAATCAGGCAATTCACCTGGCTCAAGAGGATTGACATTTTTTAATTCAATAGAATACCCTGCATTTTTTTGGTCTAAATATACATTTCCATATATAGAAATTTTGCAATTTCCACACCTGATTCTTACTGGATATTTATCTAGCCAACCTAGCTGAACCTTTATACGAGTAATACTTTTACATACATTACACTGATAGTCTCCTGTAACAACCATAATTCTCACCACTTTTTAATATATGCTCTACCATGTCTCGCTTATACATCAGTTAAACTCTAAAACATAAGCGTTTTATTTATTTTTGTTTCGATAATGCATTCTTGGCTTTCACATTCTATTATCGGTTAAAAGTAATTTATTTGGTACTGTTTGCGAAAATTGTCGAAAGATTTTTTCGGTGTTAGAATTAAAAAAATGATTGTATATATTCTTTCTAAACTGCCCCCGCACTCAAGCCGTTAACCGCCAATTGTCTATCCTGAGATTTACCGGACGCAGTTTACAGAGAACATAAAAAAGCGACCCCGCTCATCAGCAGTGCCGCTTCCTTTGATTTCTTACCTATTACCATAATACCTTATCTAAAACAAAATGGTGTGCCGTTATAATGCCAAAAATGTGCCATTTAATTTCTTAATACAACCGGCGCTGAAATATCTAGTCCGTTATCAGCTAAATTTTTCACGAACCTTTTAGGACTAATATAATCGGGCACGTAAAGCTTAACACCAAATTCAGATTCTCCTTTTTCAAGTTTTTTTTCGGCAAAAATCTTTGGATCACATAAAGAAACTACTAAATCTGAACTAATAATTGTATCATGTATTGTTTGCAATAAAGTTCGACTATCAACCGTTTTCGCATAAAAACTAAGGGGATTACTATAAAAACCACCTGTGCTGGCATCCCGCACTCTTCTTATACGAGAATTACTGCTTCTAAATTCGCCTGATATATCTCCAGTGTTTTGATAAGATAAATTTTTTAATAGACCCTCTATATCACTAAGTCTTTTTAAAACTAAAAATTCATCTGGATCTTGATCCTGTACGTGTTTTAAAATCATTGATTCGCTAGTTGCTCTATAAATAGGATTGTCTGGATCTTGTTCCTCCAACGCTGACTCTACATATTTTTTAAAGACCCCTTGTACTTCAATAACACCCATCATATCATTCGCAAAAAATATTGTGCGCTCAGCCCCTAAGTCAAAGGGTAGTTTGGTGCCATGTTCACAAACATGAACTATTGGCTTTCGGATAGCATGTCTTACAGCTACTTCATACATTACGTTTGGATTTAAACCCGTTAAATTTGCAATAACTAAATCATCTTCTAATATTCTATTAATTAATTGATTCGTTATAGACCCACCATTGGTCATTCTATGGGCAACCGCTGTTTGAAATCCAAGTTCATCTAAAATAGGTACGATTACAGCATCTATAAAACCTTCTGCAGAACGTCTAATGTCTGTATTCTCATTTCCAATAGGTGTTATTACAAACGCTCTTTTATTGGCATCTTTTTTTATTTCTTTTCTAACCCCGGTTTTTGACAAGTTTTTATACCCCCAAAATTTATTTCTATTAAAATTATAATTTAATAATCCTTATTTATCCACACAATCCACGAATTACCCATATGTTATATACTGTGCAACTGCCCGAAGTGTCGTCAGCCCTTGCCCCTGCTGTTTTCAAGCCATATCCCCAAAATGAATTCCACACTCACTTTTTGAAGAGAATCAAGAAAATTAAGCAGAAAAAAAGACTCATCTTGTCGATTTGATGAGCCTGCTTATATTTTGAACTTCTTCATGGCGTTGTTCATGGCATCCTGATTAATCCCGATATATCGAAGGGTTGTCCGCTGGTCAGAGTGATTAAAAATCTCCTGCAGCATGGCAACGTCCTTTGTTTGCTTGTAGAAATGGTATCCAAATGTTTTCCTCAGCGTATGCGTGCCTATATCATCCAAGCCGACATACTCAGCCGCTGCCCTCAAAATCTTGTAAGCCATTGAACGTGAAATAGGTTTGTTGACTCCTTCGCGGCTTTTAAAAAGATATTCATGATCTTCTTTTCCCTCGATATATGCCTTGAATTCCCTTTGAAGGTCCGGCGTCATGTCGATTCTCTTTTTGTTTTTTGTTTTCATCTCTATAAGGTTGAAATATGAGCGTTGAGCGTCCCGTACTCTCAACTGCAGTATATCCGATATGCGAAGGCCAGAGTTTATCCCAGTTACAAACAGCATGTAATTCCGCTCATTCTGTTCTTTCAAAAACCGCTTGATATAAAAAATACATTCCGGATTCCTTATTGGCTGAACAAAATTCATGCAGCACCGCCCCCGTCCTTGTAGACTTCCGCGCGAAGAGCAAAGGCCAGCCGATAAAACGCTTTTGCTTTTGTCCGGTAGTAACTGCGCTGGCTGATTCTCATTTCTGCATAGACTTCATAATCATACATCTCTTCATTCTGCATGTAGAGCATGACAAGGATTTGCCGCTCCTTTTGGGAAAGCCGGTTAACCGCTCTTTGCATTCTCTTTAAAAACCGTTCTCTTTCAATCTCCCAATCCATGCGTTTTAATGCTGCATCTTCTGTGGAGGAATGAAATTCATTCGAAAAGCTGGGCGGAACAAGGCTATATGTTGCGGTCACTTTCGGCAAAAAATCCTCCGGCACTTGTAGCAAGTACATACGATATTGTTCGAGCAGCTCTTCTGCCTTCATTTTCGTTGCTTCTTCGTCAATTTGAGGTATGTTCAGTGTCAATTGATTCATTAAAAATCCCTCCCGTTATTATTTCTGTCTAAAAGCTCCACCACGGCCTCTTTTATATGTAGGCCTGTTTATCCCCATGAGATTCTCCAAATCTCTCTCAGTAAGCTTCTGCGGCTTTTTTTCGATACTCTTGCGTGACGATGGCTGTTTTTCTTTAAAACCAACGTTCTGCGCGGCGTTTTTCTTCGCTTTCATGCCGTCCCTCCGTTCAAATAAAAAACGGACACCAATCATTGCACAGTGATTCTGTGCAATGATTGGTGTCCGCAGGCTTTCCCTCTTGGACTTATTTTTTGTTACTACATTCGCTAATACATACGTCAAGTATTTCCTCAATTATAAGGTTTCTTTTTTTATTTGTTACTGAATCAGATATAAAAAACATAAGAACACTTAAGAAAAACAAGACTATAGTTAAAATGTTTGCCACGGTTAGAAACGTTGGATTAATCTCAGCGAAGTCTTTGGGCTTTAGGAATACAAATAATTGTCTATTGTTTATCACAAATAATAACAAAGGTCCTGAAATTATTGCCACTAAAGAGCGAAAAAGCACCTCAATAATATTTCCTGAATTTTTTGTCTTGAAGTATGCCTTTAATAATTTTAGTTTAATTATATCGAGTTTTGCATAAATCAATAATTTTTTATAAATTGTCTCTAAATTTTCTAACAAGTCCTTAACAGGAACCTCCGATAAATCATGAATAAACTCTTTGTCTGTTAAATTCGGTTGGTCTAACCAAAGGTACAAATTATCTCTTCTTACTCTTTGCGGCCTTATTAAACAACAATATATTAAAAACCAAATAATTAGGTAAGCACCTATTACCATTATGTAATAAATAACTTCATATGCTTTCAAATGCCAAGAAATAATTGCTATAATCGTTAGTACTGCTAAAACACAAAGAAATTTTATGAATGTAATTGATATTGATTTTAGTTCTTTTAATATTTCATTCGTCATTGTCTTGGAATCCCTCTGGTTTCAGTTTGCCACTATAATTTAGCGGCTTTAAACACATTTTATGAATCGGGTCCCTAACCTCTTTTATGATTTTTATAAGCCTAGGATTCCCCACGTTCTCAACCAATGTTAAAACATATTCTTTTCCTTTTTCTTCAGCAACAACTCTTTCACGTTCAGATAAATAAAACTGATAATCATTGTTTTTAAACTTGGTACCTTTTACCTCAATGAACTTGTCAGAGCCATCTGGAAAATAAGATTTTATATCATATCCATGACCGTCTTCCCTATTAGAGATCCAATCAACTTTTTGAGCCAATTCATTTCTGCCTTCTCTTATTAAATAATCTTTTTCTTTATGAAAGACAAACTCTTCTGCCGCCTTACCAGTTAATTCATTAGCAATCTCTTTTTCTTTGCGAAGCAACCTGTACTTTTCAACATTTATTACTTTTCTTCTAATCGTTTTTTTCTTTATTAAATTCTCTTGTTCAGTTTCACCTTTATTTTCTTCTAAATAATGTTCATAGACATAATCATAGAAGAGTTCATTTAATATGAATAAATCGTTAAGCAATTGCTCTTCATCAAACGTAAATAGATTAAATTTCTTGTTGATGAGGGCGCTGGCAGCATACTTTTTTGGCCTGGCGGACGTACCCAAATAAAATTCATCCGTATTAAATCCTAGTAACTTTTCATTTGATTGAATCTGTCTAGCAAAGAATTGTTTACCTGCTTTAGCTTGCTCCCTAATTTCAGTTAAGTTAAAGTTTTCAGTGCCAGTTGCTATACTCAAATAAAAGTTGTCTCCGCTTTCTGAAAACAATAAAACAATATAAATACCAACTTGAGTCGATACTCTTTTCCCTTTGGTAGTCAATCGATTATCAAGAAAAGCAATCCAGAATGAATCAGAAATCCTCCCAGTACCTGTGGAAGCTTTGATGCTTATATAATCTTGATTCTTGAACTGCTTTTCTTTTAATACCTTCTCAAATGCTACAGGAATTTCGTTACGAAACAGTTTAAAAAAATCATGTTGTTTATTATCAACTTTGTAATTTTTATATTCATTAAAACCTTTCCAAAAACGGTTTACATCAAATAGGCTAGGTGTAGTTCGCATCATAATAAAATCTCCTTTAACCAGAACTCAACGAGTCTATCATACCATATATTTCTAAACCATTTTATAATTTCCTTTCCAAATTTTCATTTCTTCCGTCCTTTTTTGAGCAAACCAGCCTATTCAATCATGCTTCTCTCTAAATTTATCAATATCATTAAAATAAGCCGCAGCCGTGAATGCAATGATTGCGCCTATTAACGTGATGTTCGCTTTCATGTCCGGCCTGTATTCGTACTGGAAATAAAACCAGAACCCTAACCCCATTAACAGAAAAACTATTCACAGCGCCATCAAATCCCCCTTATTTGATTTGAAATTTAGCTGATTCAAATGTTCCGATATAGTTCCTCTTGCCGGAATCAGAATAGCAGTCCAGCTGAATGACATAGGTTCCTTTCCCGGTCTTATTCCGGATCGTTTTCACGTTGAATGATTTCAGAGGCGTTGCCGTTCTGAAGCTGCCCCGTTGCACTAAATTCGTATCAGTCAGCCCACCACCGCTGCGCTTCTTGTATACGCCGGCCGTGTAATAAAGTGTTCTTGATCCTTTTTTCTCGGCTCTCCAGTCTATCGTGGAAGCGCCAGCCGTGTATGTCGCGGCATCCGTAAACACCCGGCCGCTGTACCCAGATTCATTTTGCCAGCCTGACCATGCTGCGGAAGCAGACGGCGCAACGGCCACCACCCCTGTAAGTAATGCAGCTGATAAAATGATTGATTTGATAGTTTTTTCATTATTTTCCCCTTCCTAATTCACAAATAATTAACATTTATTTACAAGGATAATCGTTATTTTGCTCGAATTCTTACTGTGTTCCATAAAAAACCAAAGGAGTGTTTAAAATGAATTTCAAAAAGACTGCTGTTACTGCACTATCGATTCCTGTATTAGCTTTTTCAATTAGTGGTATGGCTTCCGCTAAGGAGATAACTCCTCAAAAAAATGAAACGCAAACAACTATATCTCCTGGTCCAATTAAAGCCTATTACGATACCTTTGAAGTGAGAGCCGGGGGTTCTAAACAATTAGATGCCAAATATTTAGGATCAGGATTCGCTTATCATTCAGATAATAGTGCTGTTTTTACAGTAGATACCAATGGACTTGTCCGTGGCAATAAAGTTGGAAATGCATATTTAACTATATTCAAAAATGGATCAGTATACGGTCAGTTACACGTATTTGTCTATTAATTTGCTAATAGAAGAGCATTCTAATATGCTCTTCTATTTTTCCACTTCACCACCCATGCAGCGCCCACAATGCGGGCAGCGGGCATCTGTGCGGATTTCTAAATCAAGTTTTTTATAATCGCAGTCCGGGCAATGGTATTCGATCATCCCGTCACCCCATCAATCCCGGCAGGACAGCAACAGCGAAGAAGAAAAGCCCCACGCATGCCCCGACCAGCCAGATATTTGTCTTATCCCGTTTAGCGATAATGGTATGGTCGCCGATCATTTTTAGATCGTCAGACCGAGCGACGAGCGTCGGGATGTAGTCCGGGTGAACCTTTAAAAGCTCGGCCGCCTGCTCGATGGTCATTGCTTCGTCCTTCGTGGCCTTAACGTTCCGCTGCAGTTCTACTTGTAATGGCATCATTCCACATCACCTTCCCATTCAGCAGGAAACTGACCGTTTAAGGCCTTCCTTACCACTCCGAAAGGGTCGTCCTCTTCATCGGTGAATGTAGCAAGCAACCTTCTGAAATTGACGTTCTCGTATTTAAGCCGCTGTATCTCTTCCTGAGCCTGCCGAAACTGAATGACAGTGACTTCCTGCTGGCGCAGGTGTTCTCGATTCATAGCCTGCTGCATGATCACCTCTTCCGCAAGCTTTTCGGCTGCTGTTTCTAAAGAAATTTGCTCAGGTGTACTGGCAGGCGTTTTTGAAAAGGTGCAAATGTAAGAGCCGGTATATAAAACTTCACCTTTTGACAAGTTGATTTTGAATTCTTTCATGCCCGGGCCTCCCGGTCTAAAAGACTTGTTTTGCATACAACCCAATGAGCTGAATAATATATTTTTCCACAGCGTTCACACTTGCGGGCAATTTCGTTTTGATACATTTTCCGTTCCTCCCCCGCAGGGGAAAGCCCCTGCTAATTGAATTTATGGCCGATCTCGTAATCACAACGAGCCAAGCCGCCTTTTATTGTTTGAATGATTGTCTTACCGTGCTCGGGTGCCTCAACGATGTATGCGGCGTTTTGGTTGCCGTCTAACACGATGACAGACACCTTTCCCGGCTCAATAAATTGAGAAATACCTGTATTTTGATTGATTGATATATGTTTTGGCTGCATGTTCAAAGCCTCCGTATGGTATAATAAAAGTGACTAGTTTTTATTTTCTATACGGTGGCGGTTGCTTTAGCGGCCGGTCCTTACATCCAATATTTTGATGGGAAGAGCTGCATGCCAGCTTTTGGTTTTTCTGTCGGAATGATTGGGTGTTTTTTTATATACTCCATACGTTCCTCTTCGCTCATAACCCGCGTTGTAACTTCGCCGTGCCGATCGCAAGTTTTTGTTTTCTGTCATGGTGCTGTTCTCCTATTCTTTGTTCATGCCTTTGATTTGAAGATTATATAAGCGCTCAAGCTCTTCATCTGTCTGGCGGTCTAAAAAATTTCTGCCAAAAGAGCCAATAAGCAAAAGCCATTCAATTAAATGCTTTCGTTCTGCCTGCCCCAACGTTTGCCACTCCCTTCATAAGCAACATTTGCAAAGCAGTGTTCCGTATCTCCGGGGTACAGTCTTCATAACACGATGACCATTAATTGCTGGACCGTTGCTTTTTCAAAACGGAAGCTTCTGCTTGTTGCGTGCATCTTCTGTCGCTTCAGCCAGATTCCCGCGGCTCAATGAGGTCTCTTTTTGCTTGGTCGATGATAAGGAATAACGTTTCGTCTTCATTCCGTTTCAGCTCTTTTGCTATGTTGAGGTAAGATTCATTGGCCGCCCATAGCTCCCGGAAATGCCTGATTTCGCTGTCGTAAAACATGAAGTTTAATTCCTGAAAAGGGATATACACCGGGCTTTCTTCAAACAAATAGCGCAGCCGATCCATTTTCTCTTTCATCGTTTTCTCAGATATTCTTATTCTGTTATTAGCGCGTAAGCCGTTTTTGCGGGCGGGCAGGATGTTTTTTCTTGCGAAGTCCATGACCAGCAAAATGATTTCGTCCGAATCCCTGTTTAATAATTCCGACATATCAAGAATTGATTTCCCATCGTGCCAGTATTGAACGACCTTTTTCAGCTGGACCATTGACCACTCATAATTCATATCCTCCAAAGCCAGTTCGAACCGTTCAGCATTGACCGCCTGATTCATGCCCAGCACCTCCGGACCGTTCCCGTATTCCGATGGACGATAATAAGACGCTGTTCATGCTGCAGATTTTTGGTTACAAGCCAGTTATTCGGATTTAAGCCGTTTGCCTTAATGACATTTTTCTGTGCGCGTGTTGGGCGCCTCCCGTGTTTCACACTGCATTCCCCCTAAAGTTCTGATAGTCTGCTATTTTTTGATCAAGAAGAGCAATAAGATTATCAAGCTCTTGTTTACGTTCGGCGTCGGTAAGCTTTCGTTCTGCCTTGAATTCCCAAACGCCGGGCATGATCATATCCGCCTTAGTTCCAAGCACTATTCCCACCTCCTTTAATGCGTCTGTCCTCTCCGGTGAACTTGACAACCCTCGTTCCTTGCATCATTCGAGATATGATCCGGCCACCGTGTGTACCGTATTTGCTTTGAAGGTTTTCAACGTTGTAATTGGTCGTTATGATATTGGGCTTGTCCTCCCGAGACTCAATAATTGTCAGAATCAAGTCAGCAGCCCATGATTCCTCCCCGTCTTTATCCTTCCTGACATACTCAGCCCCAAGATCATCCAGCACCAGTAATTCGCATGATTCAATATTTTTCAAAATGTGAGCTTCTGTCTCTTTTGAATCGCCATAAGAGTTTCGGATTTTTCTAAGCAGCATTTTTGTATTGGCGAAGATGACATGTTTTCGCAGGCTCTTTACATGCTGTGCGACACTGTGAGAAAGGTGGCTCTTTCCGATTCCGTAATTGCCTTGCAATAATAAAGAATCAAAATCATCCCAGTTTCCAAAGTTCTCCGCGTACCATTTCAGCTTGCGAAATGCATCCTGCTGTGAATCGGATAAACCCTTCAAATTAAAATTTCCGAATCTGGCTTTCTGTGTATCCGTGGGAACAAGACTGTTATTCCAGAAAAAAGCGTCAGCTGCTGTTTCTTCTTGAAATTGAATCATTTCTTTTTCAAGCGCTAAATTATCGCATGATAAACACCTGCTATGCCTTACTCCGTTTTGCATGTAGATCGGAACCGTATTGCCGCAGAACTCGCATTCCCTTTCCCCGATCTTGTCAGGAAACAACTGCTGGAGCCTTTCGGGCAGCGCTTTAGAAAAGGCCTGAGTATTGGTCTTTTTCGGGCTTTCCGTTCTGAGCAATTGAACCCCCTCCTTTTTGGTTTAGGTAAGATTCAAATTTAGTACCGAACAATGTTTGAGGGCGTAGAAACTTATTCATTGCAGGATCATTGAGCCATTCCTCTGTTTTCACAAGAATGACATGTTTAAAATCCTCAAAACGAAAACCTTCGTTCCAGCGTGCTTTGATGTCCTTTTTTGTTTTTTCTGTGGTATATCGGTATCGTGTACCCGCTACTTTGTTCAGCAGATCAATGATCAGTTTGTATGGAATCTCGTCCTTTTCGTTTTTGGAAGAAGATGCGTCGTCGGGTTTACCCGACAATATATCTTTTAATTCTTTTTCTTTATCTAATTCTTTATCTATATCTGTACCGTCACGTGACGTCACGCTAACGTCACTCTCTTTTTTTGGTGCAGAAAGTTGCAATTGCTTCTTTCGTTCCCTGTATTGTCTGTTTCTTTCAGCAGCTAATTTCCTTACCCTATCCATACCTTCTACGTTCTGATGTTTCTCCCAATTTGCGATGGAAATAAATTTATTTTCGTCAACTTCAATCATCCCAAATTGTTGAAAGGTGTTGAGAGCCATTCTAACGATTGGCAAAGGCCTGTTGAAAATAGTTGCCAGCATCTCATCTGTATACGGAATATTTTGATTCAGGTAAATGTAACCTGAAGCATTGGTCTTACCGGCTTGAGCAAGGAGTTTAACCCAAATAATTAGGATCGTATCTGACTCTGGCATTTGCTCAATGAGCTTGATTTTTTCATCTTCGAACATCTTGGTACTTAACTTGATCCATTTAACCTCAGACATTAGGACCAACTCCTTCCGCCTTCTTCAAAGGCCATACAGACCGCTTACCGTTTACAATTACAGAGCCGAGGGTATTTTGCTGTAATTGATCGGACAGACAGATACCGCCTTGCGCTTTCAACTCAGAAATAGCTCTTTCGTGAGTCTCAGCAGACTCGCTTATAACTACGTGAATTTGATTGTGCAGCCAGATATGGCTTCCTAAAAACACATGTATTCTCCTTTCAGTTATTTGTTGAAAATCTCAGCAAAGTGTTTATCTAAAAAAGCAGCCATTTTAGAAGCTTGAAAGCTCCAGTTTTGCCCTTTAGCTTGCGGGTAAAATACAAAGCCCCCGTTTGCCGAATCTAAAAATTTGCGGAACCGACTTGGGTATAAAATGTTTTCTTTGATCCACTCGCTTTTACGCGCTGTTTTTTTCTCAAGGTCTTTCATGTTCCAATAGACCCCGGATAACGATTGTTCTCTTAGTTCCTGGAGTTCCACCTTGCTGATGAGAATTTTGTCAGCAGGGATCGGAATTGACAGGCTAACATCAAGAAGTTGTTCCATAAGTTTCTCCTCTCATGTCTTTTAAAAATTTTACTCACTTTCATTTTGTTCCTGACAGTACCATTATTGTTCAAAAAAAAATCGGATTTTAATATTAAGTTTCTTCGTGACTTTTTCAATCGCCTGCATAGAAAGATTCGCTTTCCCTCTCTCAACTCTTGAGATGTATGAAGCTGTGTACCCTAAGAATTGAGCGAATTCGATTTGAGACATTTTCCGCTTTTTTCGGATTTTTTGGAGCAGACGTCCAAACTCTTTCAGATCGAACATTTGTTTTAACACATCCTTTTTGTACCTGAAAGGAACAATTCGATCTTAACATAGCGATTTTTTTTACACAAGTGGTTTTTAAAAGAATTTTCTCGTGAGGTACACGATATGGTATAATTACCTATGAGGAATAAGGTTAATTTTTCAAAAGAGCAGGTGTTATTATGGGAAATATGAAAATGGGAGAAGCGATTCGGCGTATTCGTAAGGAAAAGAAAAAAACATTAGATGAAGTTGCCGAAGCTGTGGGAATTACACACAGCTACCTTTCAAGAATAGAAAGAAATTTACAACAGCCATCAATACAAGTAATAGAAAAAATCGCTGACTATTTAGGCGTTCACAAATCATACTTGTTTTTTGATGAAGAGAGCCTAGAAAAGTATTCAGAACCAGAGAAGCAACTTCTTTCACAGAAGAGTATAACAATAGATGATCTCAAGAAACTAAACATTGTCCACGATAACGGAAGTAAGATAACAGAAGAAGAATTGCAAATGGTTATAAATTATTTAAAGGAATTAAGGGAATTAAAAGAACGACATTTGAAAGATTTAAATTAACCAACTTTAAGTTTTTTTGTGTCCACATTTTTCTCCTTTTCAATTTCCTTTTTTAGATTCCCGATGATGTTCTCGAATGTAATATGCATGATGTGTTTCCCCTCTCAAAATAGAACGTTTGTTCCTATTATATTTAATAACAATTTTAAAATAAATACTTTTTCAGGAATTTCCTATTTTCGTTTTTCCGGAAAACAGGAAATATCCCCGAAAAGTACGAAAGACGTTGCCAGTCACGGCAGCGTCTTTGTGTTTTTTTATGTACTTTTCGGGAGTCAGATATACTACATGCCTACTCTTATCTCAGTCGTTTGAAAACTTCCGCCTGCTTCAGAATGGTTTAACGAAACACCCACAAAAGCAGTAGTCAGTATACCGAACGCTAAAACTAAGGTCAATGACATTTTTCTCATCTGCAACACCTCCCACTTCTAAATATTAAAATTAAATCCTAATTTTATCAAGTCAATTTTAGGAAGAGTTGCTCTAAATTGATCTTGCTGTTGAGAAAAATAATAAAGGGATAGCAATAATTTTTCAGCGTTTTCTTCTCTTTTCCCATCAAAAAGAAGAGCATATTTTTTATAAAAGGAATCCGAATAGAAAGAGTTTAATGTCTCGGATCTTCCTAAAGCCTTTGCGAATTCAGTCACTTGAAACTCCTTTGAAATTTCTTTGTTCCAATAATATTGTAATATGGCTATTTCCTCTTTATTCTGGACCATTTCCTCACTGCGATCAGGGAAATTTGCAAGTAAGTTCAAACACCTCAAATAGTACCTATAAGAATGGCAATATGATTCATTCATATAAGACAATGCCAATATGTACAAAGCTGTCATATTCAAATTGATACTGAGGTCTTTTTCAAGGAGAGAGAATGCCGCCTCTCTCGCCTTATTAACATCGTTGTTTTGTTTTAAATATATATTCACTAAGACTTCTTCTATACGAGCAGTAAATGCGATTTTCAAAAATGGATCTGATAGATTTTTAATAAGACTTCGAATGGATCGAATATGGTATAGAGTGATCTCATATCTGCCATTATAAAAGTACCCATACATTTCTAGTATACTCAACAACGTTCTCATTTCGTCACAAGAAGGACTAAACTTCTTTAATCCTTCGGTATACTCAATATTCCCAAAAGAGAATCTTGAATTAAGAATAAATCTATAAATATTAGACCATAGATCGTATTTGCCATCCCTTTCAATCTGGGCGCTTATCAATGCCTCTATAACAGAATATAATTGCTTAGTGTAGCAATATTCCAAAGCAGAAGCATAATTTTTCTTTTTCACTCCAGTTAAGCAGTGCTGTTCCATCAATGCAGTTTCATTTTCTGGATCAACATACCTTATGATCTCTCGAACCATCCAAAAATTAATTTCTTTTCCGCTAAGAAACTTACTTAAATAGCCTTCGCTAATCCCGATTTTAGCAGCTATAACATTCTGCTTTTCATCAGAGGATTTTATTAATTCTTTTAGATGAATCCTTATATCTCTAGCTGCTACTGTTTCCATATGATCACCTTTTCACCTTAAATTTAACATAATCACAAAGAAAATTTTGTCGAACGATGGCAGTAGGATTTAGAATTTTTTGATTTTTTAGGTTATAATTTATTCCTCTCAATACTTATTATACCTTATTTTACAATAGTTAACTAAGCAAAAAGCCTTATTTGGAACAATCTTTTAAATAAATTAAGATAGTGCTATCCTATTATTGGAGAATTAAAGTTCCCCCTATAGGAGTGAATGAAATGGCTAGTTTCCTAAAACGCGGTAAAACGTGGCAGTATTGCGTTAGCGCTAAACCCAAGCCCATCAGGAAAGGCGGATTTAAAACTAAGAAGGAAGCTCAAGTGGCTGCCGCAGAGGTTGAAGAAAAATTGAGGAAATATAAAACGCCGGGCATAAAAAAAGTCCTCTTTGATGAATACTTTAAAAGTTGGGTAAATGTTTATAGAGCTGATATTGGTGCCATCACTCGTGAAGGTTACTATATTACACTTAGAGAAATTTCAGAGAATTTTGCAGGAAGATATATCAATGACATCACTAAACGAGAATATCAAGAGTTTTTAAATAAGTTTGGATCTGAACACGCAAAAGAAACTGTTAGAAAAATAAATACGCACATTAGGGCTTGTGTGCAAGAGGCAATTGAAGAAGGGATTATTCCGTTTGATTTTACCAGGAAAGCAAAATTGATTGGAAGCGTGGAATCAAAACGCCCGGAAGAAAAACACTTGAATTATGTTGAAAGTCAAAAGCTTTTAAATGAATTATATGTGCGCAAGGATCAGTCTATCGGATATTATTTATTAATACTGGCCCTCACTTCAGGAATGCGATTTTCTGAAATGTTGGGATTAACACCCGAGGATTTCAACTTTGAATTAAATGAGATTATAATCAACAAAACCTGGGATTATAAAAAAGGAACGGGTTTTGCTACGACAAAAAATGCGTCTTCAAATAGGACCATTAAAATGGATTCTAATACAATGGATTTATTCAAAAAGTTGTTATCTGAAATGCCTGATAACATACATAATCTTGTATTTTATAGTCCTCGCAGTTCTAGAAAAGTCATCACTAACGAATTTGTCAACAAAATATTGAAAAAGACATTGACGGACTTGAAAATAGAACCAATTTCGATACATGGGTTGAGACATACACATGCCAGCGTGTTACTCTACAAGAGGATTTCAATTTATTATGTCTCAGAGCGTTTAGGGCATGCTAAGATAGATACCACGCATAATTATTATTCACATGTAATTAAAGAACTACGTGAAGAAGATACCCAAAACACCCTTGATTTATTTGAAAAAATGCCTGACGTGAAAACATCCGGAAATGTGCAAAAAAATGTGCAAAAAAAAATAAAATCGCATCGTTTTTCAGCGGGTTCTCACAAAAATAAAAAGCTTGCAAAAACGACAAAAACCCTTGTGTGACAAGGGTTTTTCTGTTTTACCGACATTATTAATCTGCACCTATCTTATGTGGGAAACGCTCTAGGAGAGATTCGAACTCCCGACCTGCAGTTTAGGAAACTGCTGCACTATCCGCTGTGCTACTAGAGCCTGCTTCTATTATAGTAACGCTGGCGGCCGTTTTTTTCAAGCCTACAGCCCTCCGAACACTTTATAAGCGGCTCTCGTCGTATCTTCATCTATTCCGATATAACGCATTGTAATAGACGGAGAAGAATGATTCAAAATCCTCTGCAGTTCAGCAATGTCTTTTGTCCTCTGATAAAAATGATACCCGAACGTCTTTCTAAGCGTATGCGTCCCGATTTCCTCCAATCCGCACGCGGCAGCTGCTTCCTTTAATATTCTGTATGCCTGAATCCGGGAAATGGGCTTATTCGTCCGTTTCGATTTAAACAAATAGTCATCCTCTTTCATGTCTTTTGTATAAGCGTATATGTCGGCCTTTAAAGACTCCAGTATCAGAATTTTTCTTTTCTTTCTCGTTTTGCTTTCAGTTGCCCACACATGGTCTTTGTTCCTTACATCCCTCACGCGAAGCGGCAGAACATCAGAAATCCGCAGTGCGCTGTTCATGCCGAAAATAAATAAAAAATAATCACGATCACTTTTCTTCATTAAATACTGTTTGACTTCCTGGATCTTCTCCAAACTTCGGATCGGCTGTACGATATGCAT